TACGAGAATAATATGTCAAAATCAAGAGACTTAGCTAAAGTAATTAATTCGGATGGGGGAATAACTCTTCGCGGTAATACCCTATTTGAGTCGGATAATGCTTTTGATATAGGATCGGCGGAATTTAAGGTTAGAGATTTATTTGTATCTGAAAATTCACTTTGGATAGGGGATGAACATAAATTATCCATTGACTCCACAACAAAGAAGTTTAAAACCCGTAAAAGAAAGAAGGGTAAAACTCCTAAAAAACTTAGAGATAGGTTAGTAGGGTCTGGTAAACAATTCAATACAGAAGCCGAAATGAAGGCTGATTTTAAAAGTAGATATTTTACTGGCGTCTCAAATCAGAAAGATAAAAACAATCCAGATCATGCTGATTTTAATCCAAATACTAAAAAATGGGTTCGGTTTTTAAATGATCTTGAGATCAAAAAAGATGATGGATCAAATAAAGATTATGAAACTCCAGAAGATGTTATGGATGATGATGAGGATTTTGATGAGGATAGGGATGATGATAAAGTAGAATCAACACAAACTGCAACAACAGATACTCTTGGTTTAGTTAAGATTGGGTATACTGAATCGGGTAAGAATTATCCTGTTGAACTGTCTTCTGAGCAAATGTACGTTAATGTACCTTGGACAGATACGCAAGTAACAGTAAATGATACATTAACATCTACATCCACATCAGAAGCTCTGAGTGCTAATCAAGGTAAAGAATTAAAAGCTTTAGTTGATGCTGCAGGTGGTAGTGGTAGTGGAGTTTCAACAGGAAAGGCGATTGCAATGGCAATTGTCTTTGGTTAATAAATAGGAAAAAATAAATGGCAAATCCAAATATAGTCAATGTAACAAGTATCTACGGCAGAACAATATCAGCTGCATTAACAACTGCATCAAGTACATTATTAAGCCCCTCATCGGGTACTGTTAGAAAAATCAATAGTATTACTGTTGCAAATAAAGATGGTACAAATGATGCCGATGTTACTGTATATGCATTAATCGATGGAAACGTTAGATACCTTGCATATGCAATAACAGTTCCTGCGAAATCAACATTAGTTGTTTCTTCTAAGGACACATCTTTCTATCTGGAAGAAGCAGATATACTTTCTGCAAATGGTAGTGCTTCAAACGATTTAGACATAATCGTTTCGTATGACGAAATTTCTTAATAGTTACATATATGGGTTACTTTTCAAAAAATAGTGGGTTAATAGGCACAGGTCAGAACAAACGTGTAGGCGTGCATGATATTATATCCAGTAAACTTAATAATAGTGGATCATTCTTTTCATCAGGTGAGAATTTAATATTTACAACATCCAGAATGGTTGGTCCTATTGGTCCATCCAAACAAATGACCGATGCCTTTTATGGAGACTATTACACAGCTGGTGTTATGGATCTATTTGATACGCAACCATACAACGGTATACAACGATTCAATGTACCTGCGTCGGGTGATTATAGGTTTTATATGATGGGTGCTTATGCTGGAGGTAATAGATATCAAGGGTACAGCAATAGCGATATATTTGACACAACTTTAGCTATATCTAATGAGCAGGCAATAACTAGCAGTACTAACTTAAATTATACATTTGGATGTCCAGGTCTTCTAGTATGCGATATTACTCTAACAGAAGGCGATGTTCTCGACATACTAGTGGGGCAGTCTGGTAATCAATCCTTTTTTAGTAACAGGTTTTCTGTTGCTGGTTCTGGCGGTGGTGCTTCAGCAGTTTGGGTTGGTGGGCATGGATCGTCTACGTGGGCTATTGCTGGCGGTGGCGGATCTGATCGTGATGCCGGAACCGGCTATAACAATGGAAAGGGGAATGCGCCATATAGCACAACGGGCGGTTCTGGTGGTTCTGGTTTGGGTGGTACTAACGGCGCTGGTGGTGCTTCGAGTGATAATCATGGTGCTGCTGGTGCAGGTCTAACGGGAAATGGTTCTAGTCACAACGATAACCGAGGGAATTTTTACGCATTATCTCCGTATGCGCATGCATTAGGTGGTTCTGGTTGGGGTAGAGGTGCTGCTTCAGCGGCTCAATATTGTGATCCTTGGGATGGTACAGATTCGGGTGGTATATATTGTTATATAGATCCTACGACATATAAAGTTACACAAACAGGTATTTTTAGAACTGGCCTGGACAATAGCGACGAGGCCACATTTACCAGTTATTATAATGGTACAGCCAATACCATATCTGGTTATATTCCATCAAACGGTGCTCACGGTGGCTTTGGTGGAGGTGCTGCTGGTAACTGGGGTGGCGCTGGTGGCGCCGGTGGTTACTCTGGCGGTGGTGGTGGTGGTAATGGTACGGCTGGTGGTGGTGGTTCATCATACGTGAGTGGGTTCACTTATGTATCTCACACCGTATATGATAAAAACACCTCATATAATTCAGTCCGTTGTCCGATTCAATTAGTGTCTGGAAGTATCTCATTGTCAAGTTCAAATGTGGACATACCAACTGGAGTAGTTAAAGGAGACGGATTTGTGGTTATGGAGAGGATATAATGAGAAGAAACTCAGGAATTATAGGACCAAAAGTGAAAACAACTGAAACAGATGCTTCTGGGGTTCATGACACCTTTGATAATTATAATGCTATGAAAGATGGAAATTGGCCTTTAACGTTAAATGTTTCGAGTATATCAATATCATTCAATAACACTAGTACCACGTCAGATTTCCTTTGGGGTGATACTATAACAATTACCGTAAATGGGACTGGATTTACCTCATCTCTATACTACACAATGGATGCACCTTCTGGGTCCAATAGCACAAGCTATTGGGCAGACAGCTTGATCACTGGTCAGCTATCGGGTACTACATCATCACAAGCTTTCTCTAAAAGATTAAAATTTCAACTATCTCCTGTATCATCATTTACCTTTGCCTTTCAATTTAGAATAGGATCCGCGACTGGTCCAATAGTCGGAACCTCTGCTCCTATCACTGTAGCAGAGTTAATATATGATGTTGCTATGCCGAATGGTACGGAAGGAAGTACTTATTACTATAAACCAAATTTTTCAGGACTGACAACAGCAGGCACAGCTTATTTTTATAGTAGTGGTAGTAGTTGGACATCATCAGAATGGTCTTCCACATCTACCAGATATTATTATGGATATCAAGCAAATGGTGCTACTTCTCAAAATCATGGTGTTTTGTCTAGGGATCTTACCACCGAAGGGACTAGTCATTATGCAGGATATCTGAAAGTTAGGTTTAATAACAATACGGATCAGGCGTATAATTATGTGAACTTTACTAAAAATGGTTATTGGAACTATGCAGGCAATAACCAAACCATATATGTAAATGATACATCATTGGCCCCAACATTTAATATAAGTGATACGACCCCCAACGAAGGCGATACGATTACTATTACAGTTCAGGCTGTAACACCATCCGGAACGCAATTTAATGTTGCTATGGTAAATACAACCGCTGAGGTGACTGATTACGGGGCACTATCCGCGACTACAATTTATATGAATAGTTCAGCGGGTGGTGGACAATATTATGGTCAGTTTACTCATACAATAAATAGGGACTTTGTGACGGAAGGAAGTGAAAGTTTTTATTATCAAATAACTGCAGTTGAAGATGGAATACCTCACAATTCCCCAACAGTTACAATTCAAGATACTACAACATTATCAAATATTACTGTTTCTCCTACTTCAGTAAATGAAGGGAGTTCTGTAACATTTACTGTTAATACTACTGGTGCCGTTTCTGGTCAGACGTACCCTTATCTTTATCGAATGAAATCAGATACAGGATTTATGGGTGATCATGATTTTACTGACGGTACAACAACCGGATCCTTTACAATATCAGGTACTTCTAATAGTGGGTCATTTACCAAAACCTTATCAGCTGATGGATATACTGAAGGTATAGAAGTAATAAAAGCTGAAGTTGCCCCGATTCAAAATGGACCATGGGTATCTTCCCCTACAGTTTTAGTGGCAGATACTTCTAGCGGAGCTACAGAGCCTGTAGCTCAAATGTTTGATGATTTAATATCATTAGCCTCAACCTTAAACGGTGCAACAGTTCCCTCACCAAGCAATTTAGGATCAGTTCAGAGCTTAATAGAATCGGCAAATCCTGCATTTAACGTCTTTGCTGTTGTTGGGACTAATGATTATTCCGAATCTCTTCCTGGTACTGGTGTCGCTGGTGGAAAGAGAACTCACACCGCAAAAGGATTTAATTATAACACTTCAGCATCTAATACACTTTCAACCGGAAATATTATTGAACCGATGGTGGGAGGTTCTTCCTCGGGTTTGTCGGTAATTGACCAAAAGAAGTGGATGGCAATGGCTCAATTTGATGGTACAAGTTTTGATGGTATATTATTATGGATATTTACAGGAGATCAGGTCAGTACTAGTGGAACGGTAACTTCGGGAACGAGAACGGTAACAAACGCGTCAACCATCTTTTATCCCAATGGAGTTGGAAATAGTAATCTTCATCATATATATCCAATTGCAATTGCAGCTAATGGTTCATCATTTGCTAGTAATACGACCTCGGGTGCTAATGGTTGGAATTTCAGTAATAACCAGCAGGCTACCGCTCTGGGATATTATCAGACTGGTAGATTTGGTTCTGATGATGGTCAATGGGGGTTCAAGATACCCGGATATAGTGACGGAAATAGTCCCGGACCTTCTATATTTGGTACATACGGATACGGAATGGGAAATTATGACTCTAATGATTCGAATACTAAAAATTATTGGAATGGAGTAACCACTAACAGTAACAATAATATGGGATTTGTATTTACTGGCGACGCCTAATTACACAAAAATAGAGAAAAATTATGACATTATATTCATATAAAACACAATATCCAGACTCTAATATTCCAGAAAGAATCAGATTATCAGATGGGAATACCAGAACAGATTCTTCAACTTTTACACCAGAAGAATTAATTGATGCTGGTTATATAATAGTAGAAGATCCTCCAATATATGATGAGGAAACCCATAAACTTATTTGGAGTGGAACTGCATTCGAAAGAGTGGGACTAACCGACCTTGAGATTGCTGCTAAAACTGTTAGGAGATGGGCGGAAATTAGAGAAGTTCGAAATTCTAAAATTCGTGAGGTTGAGTGGAGGATTCTTAGAAATCAAAGTGAATCCCGACTTGGATTAGAGCCTACTGATGATATTCAATTAGTGGATACCTATATACAGGCACTTAGAGATCTTACAAAACAGTCCGATGATCCATTAGAGATTGTTTGGCCACATGAGAGTCATGCACATGATGAATCTACTGAATCTACTCATACACATGATGATGGTACCTAATGACCGGAATAGTTAGAGTAGAACTTGATAAACATGCAGGACATGCGTCAAAGACACCTAATCCACACCATCAGTATGCTTATGCAACAGGATCTACTAATGTGCTTACTAATAACAAACATACTGTAAGAATAGGTGATACAGTGAATAAGCCAGAAGATGCTGATGATGATTTGCCTTCATGTGGAGATCCGGCTGCTGCTGGTTCAAAAAATGTACACATTAATAACATAGCTGTTCATCGTAAAGGTGATGCAACTAAAGGCCACGATTCATGGCCAGCAAACTCTGCAGAGACTGGGTCAGGGAATGTTTTTGCAAATGGAGAATAATATTGATTATATTCAAGTGGCTTCTGATTTAGCGGCCGCCAAAGAAAACGATCCGGATAATACAGAACTCCATGAGACATTAAGAAAGAAGTTATTTACCTTTAATAGAGCACTTTCTCCAGAGGAACAGGAGATATATAATTGTATAAATGACGGTTATGTGTCAGAGAAAGGATATGTTGGATAATAATACCTATTGATATAAATCTAATAAATATAGTTATAATAGCTATTAATTTTTGGAAATAGGGTAATATGAGCAAATTAACATATAGATTAGATAAAGAATCTTCTTTAACATACCAGGAACTTGATGATAATTTTCGTTATTTTACAGAATCTCCGGGTGTTAATGCATTAACTATATCTACCCCGCTTGAAAATTCAGAATTATACCCACTAGGTTCTCTAGTAGGGTTCTTAAACTATAACCCACAGCTTTCTAGAGTTGAGCCTAATACAGGTCACAGATTATTTGTAAAAGTTAAAGAGGATTTATGGGATCCTATTATTACAGATACTGTTAATACGGATACAGTAGTAGAACCTGGTAGAGGTTTAGTTTTAGATACGGAAGGTGTACTTTCATTAGATTCTAGAATCAATTTAATATGGAATAGACAAGTATCTGATGTTCATCGTTATAGGATAAAAGCAGATAAAGATGAGATATTTAATTTTACAATAAATGAAACAGTACAACAGCTTAACGATGATGGTACCTATACAAGAGGGATAATATCTTCTATACATTATATTAATTCTGATTCGGATATTATAGAACTTGAAGCAGATTTATATATACACTCAATATATAACTCAGAAACCCGTAAAGCGTCCGAGTTTATAACAGAAAAATACCCTTTTTATATTGACTCAGGTACATTAAATACTACATTTCAGGATACATCCGTCAATCTTCTAGAATCTTTATCTACTGGATCTGGGTCACGAGCAAGATTAGTATTCGACCACTCCTTAGCTATTGGTGCTTCTAAGAATATAGTAAAGGAATTAGACTCTGATGATTTAATTTCAACTGCATCTCAATTGAAATTTATGGTTGTTCCAGAGGCAACATATTCACATAATCTCCAGTCTGGTTTATCATCTATATTTGAGACTAATTCTGAGAATATAGAATCCTTATACAATACACCACCGTCTGCTCTAGACCTTGAAGAAATTGCACGTGATACTTCAGATATAACATATAACACATCAACTATTGCTTTTATAAGAGATGAAGTTTTTCTTATAGATGATGTTATACTTTTATCAGTTGCTCAAGAACTCCTAGCTCTTTCATCAGGAATTCCTACTAATAATACTGTATTATATAATATTTTAGTAACCCCAATATACATTTCTCATGAAGAAAAATCTAGATATGTATGGGACTTCCAAGCTAAATATAGAAATTACAGTGATCCTATTCCTTCAATTTCCGAATTTGAACGTCTGTTTGAGCACGTTCTTGGTATTAAGAAACTTACTGAAAGTCAATTATCTTGGTATTCTACCCACTTATTACCTATCATTAAAAGATCTTCTAACCCTACTCTGAAATACCTAACAACGTATGGTATTGATGCTTCACGACTTCCTAATGATATATTAATAAAGTTTTCGGAGGAATACCCAGAGTTATCTAATTCAGAATACATAGGTTCTTCTGTTAGACTATACTCAGATAAAATACTTAAAGGATATAATGATATCTGGCCATTCTTTAATAAACCTAATATATTAATAGAATCGTCACAGATTAATCTTTCAGGAGAAGATATATTTGTAGGTAACCCATTGGTAGTAAATCATGGGTTAAATTCTACAGAAAAAGAAAAGGTAAGGGAAAATGTATTTCCTCGTAATATATTCCTTACATCTAAGGCCTTAAAAATAGGTACCGATTATACTAAATTCGATGAAGATGGTAGGTCTGTTGTAAAGAATTCTGCAGATACTGCGCTGTACGGTAAGTATTTAGATTCGCGTATTCCATTAGATGCTATGGCTACTGAAGAAGTAGTAATATCTACAGGAGAAACAGGGTCACTTTATATTGATTCCGCTACTACTTTTGATACTTCTAGGGGTATTAATATAACAGGGACTTATGTTAATGATGACAATAAAATTGCTAATACAGTTCTAGGTTCTGTAAGAGCAGATAGTCGAAAAACATGCTCCTCTAACATTATTGAAATGAGAGATGATGGTTATAATAAACCTGAACATACAGCTACTCATTCTGTATTAAATTGGTGGGCAGATAAAGCTTCATGGTTTTCAGTTCAAACAGGGGAAACACCACTTACACATAAATATCTCCATTTAAAAACAAATCTTTTTTCTGGTCTATATACTGACGCTGGTGGTGCAACTCTTAGTTACGATAACGGTTCAATATCGTATGGTATTCTTGACACACACAATATTGAATATAAAACTCTATCTTTTAAAGAAAATGATCTAGACTCAGAAGGTTTAAGAATACCTAATATGTCTTTTGAACCAGACTTTGATTATGCTCTTAAAGTATATGAAGAGAAGGGGTATGATGTATTCGATGTAATATTCCCTAAAATGTATATACTGCTTCAAGCTATTTACCAGACAGTAATATCAGAAATGAATTGGGTAGTGGATGCTTCACCAACATCGAAAAGACCAATGTCGGTCTTTGCTCCATTTAATAATACAGGAAACAGCAACAGTTCATATATGAAACTTAACAGGGATGCAGGATATAACCATTACCCATCTCAGGATAATTGGTGGATCGGTCAAGATCCTGATGCTCTTTATTTTGACCGAGGACTATATCCAGATTTAGCGGATTGGCTCTTTGAGGATATTGAGGACACTACATTACCTAAAGACAAAAATAATAATACATTAAAAATAGGTAATGTACTAAATGCAGGTATGTATGATCCTGCAGATACTATAGATCCTTATGACTATAAGTCTCTTGAAACAGGAGATAGATCTGAGCAATGGCATCTTTGGACATATAGAGCTCTTTCTATGGTGCTTGAACCACCAGTTGAAATAACTGAATTTGAATTCCCATACACTTGGAATCAACAGTCCGGTTATACTTGTTCTGGTACTTATTTTCATAATAATTATATAAATCACACAGTTTCTACCTTAAATGAGCTTATAAAAATATGTGACCATCAGAGCTATAAAGATTTAGATAATTATACTCCTGGTATGACTCATGGGACATATTCATCCGCAATATTATATGGTGCTGACATACCTATTTGGTACTACAGCAGTAATTATTGGACTGGAATTCCAGATATTTTTCAAGTAAAGTCTTACTATATTTTTAATGCTTTTGGTTATTATTTTCATGCAAAATATTCCGGATCCGGGGCTGAAGACCTAGACGCGTATGGAGATCAAGATGCGACTGCAACCGTCAATGATAATGCAACCGGCTGGCCAAATAGAGGGTTTAGATTCCCGGTTGATGACATTCCTATTACTGAACTAGATGTTGATATTGGCCATTGTGCCTTTGGTCCTAAGATTTGGTCGTTGCAACAGGATTACAATACACCGGATGACTGGACCCTTAACACCAACACAGGTAGATCAGATAAAATAATACACTTTATTGGGGATGCAACAACTCGGCAAAGATATAATTCTTCTGTGAGAGTACCAAGTTCCCTTTGGAGAAGATATATCTGGCGATATGAAAGTTATAACCGTGGCTGGGACTGGTTAAAGGGAATGGAAGTTTATTCGCTAGGAGAACACTATACATGTATTAAAGATCATCGAGGTGATGAATACGGTCTTAAGTTCCCTAAAGATAACGAAGAGGCATGGAAGAAATCAACATTCAATAAGGATGTGTATGATTGGTTCCTAGAGCATCTGTATAAACCTAAAATTAAACCTCTTCAAGATCAGCTTAAATCATCAGAAATATCTATACCGGACCCAGATGGTAATTCAGAAGAATTAATAGCTAAGGCTAAAGTAATAGAACTTTCAGGGGTTAAAGCCAAATCACCTGGTGATGAATACGGACATAAAAGTTCTCTTCAATTTGATAATTCGGTTCAATATCTTTGGAACATAGGCGTATCTAAACGTATTAGACATATATGCTTTCCTAATCAACAAACTGAGCGTGAAGAAACAGGTATTGCAAATTCATCGATATCCTTTCTTGGGGGCTCTATGAGTAGGTCTTGGAATAAAGTGCCTACATACACACCTACTATTATTAAATCTGATGTAGACTTTTTTGGAAACGGGAATTTCTATGGAGAAACTCTACTCTCAACTGAAGAATCATTAAATTTATTTGATCCTCTAAATGAAGCTACTAACTGGCCAAATAAATCTATATTAGTAGGTGAAACTCAAGTAAATCGCACAAAGGAGCGTATTCCTGGATCTGGAATAACTATGTTTTGGGATAATTACCCAGCATCCAACTCTGGAGAAATAGAAGCATTAAAATTTGCAGAAGAATCTTATAATCCTTTATTTGTAGGTACAGACCCTTTAGTAATAAAAGAAAAGGATATAACATATTCTATATCGTTTATTAAAGATTACCTTAACAATTTAAAATCCGGAACTAGAAAAATATTATTAGACGAAAATCAGGATCAAGCCTATATTGAAATTAATAAGCTACCTGCAAATAAATTATTAGATTATATTGAAGAACACAATGTTTTGCCAGAACATATTAGCATTGATACGCATAGAGTCATTAAGGATATAAACCCGTTCTTTTATGATTGGTATAGTCAACATAGAACCAAATCACAGCGTCAAAGACAAGAAGGTGAACTTCATAATCATAACTGGCCCAAAATTAAAGACGATGCATGGGAAGAAGTTTTATTGGTTTCCTTAAACGGTGTTTCTGTAAGATGTCCTATTAAATCTGTTAGATGGGGTAAGTATTTATTTAATTCTGTAGAAATTAATACAGCAAATGCTAATAATCTCGGAGGAACAGTTAAACCAGATTTTGAGGTTGGTCCTACATCAGAATATATTTACGAAAATCCAGATCATCCGGATCCTAATTTTAGAATCAGATCAGCACGTTTTAATACGGCAGAAGGTAGATTATATGCAGTTTTAGATGCAATAAGTCAAAATCCTTCTACTAAACATGTCCTCAATACACACAATGTAATTCTAGAGGAATCAGCCTCGCCTTCAATTTATTCTTCTGTAAGAATACCTACATTTAATGATTATACTAAAGCACTTAAAGAACTGTTTATAGTAAAAGAGAACGGTTCACATGCTTATAAGTACATTTTCGAGACTATTGGTATTAGTAACCAAAATGAACTGGCTACTGATACATTTGCTTTACCTTATGTATCAGGATCTTGGTCACTTGACGTCTATAACACAAGTGTGACACCAAATGTTTTACTAGTGGAGGGTACTGACTATACAGTTTCCGATTTAGATCCTACAGCTGACCCAAGTGGTAATGCCTTTGGTCAGCCTTTAAGACCTTCAATAATATCCTCGTTTATTGATTTGTTTCCTGTAATTGTCGGGATGGTTCAAGGGAATATTGATGTTTCTCCAGCTGTTAATAATAATACAATAACTGATGTTACAGACATAAAGGCCTATTCTTATAAGACTGATTGGAATGAAGTTAAAGAAACTTATGAGTCTAATGAAATTAATAGAATGGATTCATCTTATTCGTTTTCAACAATCTTAGTCCCAACGTATACTTCCCCAGAAAAGGACAAAACGTGGTCTGTAAAATTTACAGACAAGTATCTAAATAACATACTTCCTACCTATTATGCTAAAGTTGTAAATGAGAATCAAGATGTGATTAAAACAGAATTTAAATTATCTTATTCTGTTACTAATAAAACAATTGAAGAAGGTGTAGAGAATCCATTCTTTTATCTTAATCATGATGTATTAATAGACTCCAACTATGATGATACTGAACTACAGAATTTAACAGATTCGTGGCGTACTAATATATTATCAATTAAAGATTATGCTTGGTCAACACTTCCAAATGTTGCCGCCGCGACTTATACTACATACACCCAGAATAACACAGGGACCAATGGACCCATATTATTTACCAATGATTATGAAAATTCTAGAGATTATATACTCCAGAAACTTAATTCAGAAGAAGAAAAAGCTTCTCTAATTAATCTTTTTCAGGTAAGATATGATATAATAAATGAGGATGAGCGTAGTCTAGATACATCTATAAATCACTACCTTTCTGACATTAATATACAATCTATTGAAGATTATAACTACATGGAGTTCTATTCCATAGAAGATTATGACGTACCTTTTCGTAAAAATCTTCAACCGAAAGCACGTTATATGATGTTTAAAGATGAAAACCCAGACGATCAGATACAGATATATAAAAACGGAACCCTTCTAGAACAATCTACATACGATGTTTCGGATAATCAGTGGTTATATCGCATATTTAATCAGACAGCAGATTATCTGCCAGGTGGTACGGCTACACCAATTGTTACGGGTTCTGAAGGATCTATTGTATCATATGCTAAATTAGCTAAAAGAGCTTTTACAAAATTAAACACAAACCCATCATACGCTATACATTGGCAGGATATGACTATAGGGGACGTTAAGGATGATTTAAAACTAGCAACTGACGCTTGGAAAAGCGGAGCTTTAAATAATGTTAGTCATTTAGATCAGTCTTCTATACCAGATCGTTATATTATCGATTGGACTTATGATAAACAAGGTAATACACATGTTAATATATATGACGAATTATTTGTTGAGTATCAAAATAATTTTATAAAAACTGGGTTTGCTGATGATCTTATACAATATGAAATAGGTGTTACTCCTACACTAGCTACAGCTACAACAACTAGTGCAGCTTACGCAGCTTCTGTTAATTATCAGTCATCTGAAATATCTATGCAGAATTTGGTTGAGCCAACAGAGATACCCTTTGCTGATATTATAGAGGGAGAAGAATATGTAATTTCAAATATAGGGGATGGTAATGATGTATTAGATTTAATGGATAAGTGGGCTCAATTAGACGGTAGGAATGAGATCATTACTGGTGATTATATAGTAACAGAACAAAAGAAAGCTATAACATACCTTGAGGTAAGTCTTGGAATAAAAACTGAAGAACAAATGTTTACAGCTGTGTTTAACTGGTTTCAGAAAGAATATACAGGATCCACAAGAATACCAACCCAATTCGATATATGGAATTATGCAGCTATGGCTGGAACCATCCCAGACCTTCCGTCGACGGATTATCAAGGCAATCCTGTTGCTGCCGCACTGTCATCTTCCAATTGGTCAGCTGGAGCTACAGATATTACTAGTACAACTCCGGTTGCTATTCCGACATATACAGGACATAATTTTTATCGTGCTCAGTCGTATTATCAAACTTATATCCAAGGATATACAGTTCCTGCTACTGACCTTGAAAACAATCCAATTCAGTTTTATAATAATCAGTTTCCCTCCGGAGGGGCGGAATTATATGATACAGCCGAGGGTAATACGTCTTCATTTAATAATACTTTTACTAATGGGCAAGGAACTAGGCTTGGAGAAGCTGGTGCTTATGATCCGACAGCTGGTGATGTAATGAAGGTATATGTGAATAAAGTTCTTCAGGTAGAGGGTGTTGACTACACAGCAACTCCTGATGGAGTTGGTTTTGGTGCGGCACTTATATCAGACGAAAAAGTAGTAGTCAATCTTATTAAATATTACGAATTTGAAGCTGGAATGGTGGGTAAAACATTTGTAGCTAGAGCAAATGGGTCTACTGTAACTAATATCCCAGGTGCTACTGTTTGGAAACCTGTATTTGAGAAGGACTCTGGTGGTAATGATCTAATAGACATATCAGATATGGTAGAAGGTCTTAGATATTCTATTGCCGATATGGGAGACTTAAAGTGGTTTACAAAATACACTTCTAAGGATGATGACAAAAAAATAGCTTGTGTATATCCAGAAAGTGAAGATGGTAATAGTCCTCTGGACTTATTTAATGTTGAATTTTATGGTTATTTTGGGAATAAAGCTACTGTATCCAAAGAATACCTTATACCGTCAATACTTTCAGAAAACGATTATAATTTAATAGATATTGGAGCGGAACCTCTAATAGATAATGAAATGTTGTCACTGTCATACTTTTATCCAGATGGCCGGAGAAATTTTTTCACTCTTGGTGATAAAATAACAGCTATTAACCCAGATGTTTATAAATCAGAACCTTTTCTGTCTTCCGGAGCTAAAGTAAGACTTCTTAAACATTCATCAGTACAGACAAGAGAATCATATATACCAGGGAAAATACCCGGAAAAGTATGGCCGGCAGTAACACTAAACAATTCTCCTAATGAGGATGGAGCAACTTGGACTGATTGGTTTGAAGGAACAACCCACATCTTTGATTCATCATCAGCTAAGACAACACTATCAAGGCCTTTTCATCCAAATCTTTCAGGAGTAGATAACCTTGACTTTACTGTAGGACCGACCCCATCATATCTAGGTACATCATGGCAGACTGCCTCTAGAAAGGATATACTTAATTTAAGATCTATTCATTACCAAGATGCACTACTACCTTCTCTCCATTATGAAGATACAGAGAACTATCAATATGGGGTAACTGACCTAACGGATCTTAAACCTCACCCATCTTCTCTTCGTGGATTTCTCTTCGCGGATAAAATAAATCCTTATAGGATTTTATTTGATACTAATGGTAACTATGCTATGAACCCTGATATAAGAGAATGGGATATAGCTAGAGTATATGAGAAAGGTGATGTAATTTGGGATAAAAACAAAGTATGGACGTCTGTAGTATGTGCAGGTAATGGGTTATCTAATTTTGACGGGTTATGGATCCGTAATGAAGTTGATACATCTGTTAGTAATAATGCTGGAGTTCAGCCTTCTACTCCAGGTACTGACTGGACTGAACTTGATATGACATATACAAATAACTCTGGAGGGTATTATTTATCAGAATACCCTAAAACTACACTATATAAAAGAGGCTTACCCTATTCTGTAGGTGATACAGTATTATATGTATCTCACTCCTACGATTTTAACACAACTAAAGAAACTGAAGATTATGATTCATGTATGGGTCCATGGTCTTCAGGGTTCTATAAATGTATACAATCTATACCTTCATCGGAACCTACAGGATGGGCAGATCCTAAAATGACATCAAATGGTCATTATGAATTATTAGATACTAGGTATTGGGTTCATATAGCACCAAAGGCTGATGCTAAAACAAAGAAACAGCAACAGCAATTAGGGTTGCCAGCTGGGATGGCTTTTCCTGAAGACCCGAGTATCAATGATACACATTTAGATAATTGGAGATGGAATGGTACATTTTGGGAAAACATAATAATTCCTAAAAATATATATAAACGTAGCATACCACACAATGACCCATTAAAACCTTATTGGTTTATTGATATGGCAGCTGAAACTTCTACACCGAACGACAAGTATGAAATTATAACAAATGGTATAATCAAAACACGACTTGATATGTCCTCTCTTGAACAATCTAGAGTGGGTTATCCTACCACAAGAACAGCTCATACACCTGTAGGTGCTACTACAGATTATGTTCTAGATGATGGTAAAATAGAAACTGGGTCAACTCAATCCATATTAGATCTAGATCAGTACTCTATAGAGATACCGTATAACCAGAAAAAGCATGAAATAATGTTAAAGATTAAAACACTTTCCACTGATTTTGTAATGTCTGAACAGACAATATCTATTCGGAATAGAAGCTCTAATCTTACTGCGGATATAGGATCTGTAAGATATATTGGAGCTCCTCACACATCGTCACAGCATGAAGCTTATATTGGTCAAGATGGTTATTGGTATATTAGACTGCAAATTCATGGAGATGGTACTGGTACTGCAGATAATTGGTCGTCTTATTGGATTGATCTATACCAATCGCTTCATCATAATGCTTTCGACCTTAAAGTAGTTGATAGATTTGTTACAGGACCTGCTGTTGTAACAGGTCCTGGTTATCATGATAACAACTATATTAGACTTCCGTTTAAATATAAATATAAAATAGAATCTTATATGGCACAGCTTAAGAACCAAGAAGACTAAATGTATAAATACCTTTATATAGATAAGGTAATGGACCAATTATGACTTTACAACCAAATTCAAGGGAGACCCTAGTTAACTATTGTTTAAGAGAACTAGGGGAACCTGTACTTGAAGTAAATGTGGATGAAGATCAATTAGAAGATCGTTTAGATGAAGCTTTCGAGTTCTGGCAAGAATACCATTCTGATGCTACAAAAAAGGTATACTTTAAACATCTAATAACAGCTGAGGATAAAGAGAACAAATATCTTGATCTATCTAATCAGATTTTATGGGTAGATAGGATATTACCTATAGATGCTTCTGGGTCTAATTTCCTCTTTGATATTGAGTATCAAATGAGATTAGCTGATATGAACAGACTTATGTCGATGGGTGGTATTGCAGAATATACTATGATGCAATCATCATTAGCCCTCTATGATATGAAATTAGGATCTGGTACAACAGAGGCTATTAGATTTTCTAGACATGAACACAAGTTATTTTTAGATGTAGATGATGATGAGTTAAAAGTAGGAAGTTATCTACTAGTAGCTGCATGGTCTACTATAGACCCAGAAACTGCTACATCCTTATATAATGATCGTCTGTTGAAAAAATATCTTACACAGCTTATAAAGAAGCAATGGGGTCAGAATTTAATTAAATTTGATGGTATGGTTTTACCGGGTGGAATTACTTTAAACGGTAGGCAATTGTATGATGATGCTATTGCGGAGATTGAAAAGATAGAAGCAGATATTAGGTTATCGTACGAGCTCCCTATTGACTTTATGATAGGTTAATAAGTTATGGCAACTAATACACACTTTAACCATAAAGTAAAATCAGAACAGAATCTGTATGAAGATATTATTATCGAATCTCTTCAGATGTTTGGGCAAGATGTTATGTATCTACCTAGACATGTTATAACAAAAGATGATATATTAAATGAAGATTATGCTAAGTTTGAGAATGCCTATTCTATAGAAATGTATATAGAAAATACAGAAGGATGGGGTGGTGAAGGTGATCTTATGTCTAAATTCGGACTTCAGATTAGAGATCAAGCTACATTTATTGTATCTAAATCAAGATGGGAAAAGATACTTCATACAGAAAATCAGATTCGTCCTTTTGAGGGTGATCTTATATATATGCCATTATCTAATGCTATGTTTGAGATATCTCATGTAGAACATGAACTTCCTTTTTATGCCCTTGGTAATCTACCTACATATCAGTTACATTGTAACCTCTTCGAGTACGCTTCAGAAGAGTTTAATACATCTGTTCCAGCTATAGACCAATTTGAGTCTCTTCATGCTAATTATGATGTATTCGGTATTGAGAAGTCAATAGCCCAGTTATTTACTGTAGGTGAAATAGTAACACAAGCTACAGATACAGTAGATGTTACAGTTATAGGGGAAGTATCCAAAGAAGTACCTTTTACTTCTACTACATCTAATATATATATTACTAACTCACACGGATCTGACGGGAAAGGTAGGGAATTTCAAGTATCCTCTACATATCCTATTGTAGGTGAAAAATCTAGTTCGTCTGCATTAATTGTTTCGGATGCATCTTCTCTATCTAACCCTAATACTGAAGAATCTAATGTAGATTCTAATATATCCTTTGACAGAAACGCTGATTCTATAATTGATTTTTCTGAATCTAATCCGTTCGGAGAACCTTAAATATGTTTGAAACTCCTTTTTATAACAAGCATATAAGAAATCTTGTATCTGTATTTGGAACATTATTTAATGATATACAGATACAAAAAAGAGATGCTGCCGGTAATATACTCGAAACTAATAGAGTACCTTTAGCGTACGGACCTAAACAAAAGTTTATTGCCCGACTTGAAGAAGAAGAGAATCCTCGCGAAGCGGGTATTGCTATTAAACTTCCAAGGATGGCATTTGAGATAACTTCTATAGATTATGATGCTACAGCTAAACTTAATAAAAATATTAAGGATGCTTATGCACACCCTACTGATTCCTATAAGAAAAGGTTTCTTAGAACATTTGCACCATATAATATAGGGTTTCAATTATCTATATTAGCTAAGAATATGGATGAAGGACTACAAATAATAGAACAGATATTACCATTATTCCAACCTGATTATACTGTAACTATTATAGAAAACTCTAATGTTAATAGGAAAACAGATGTTCCGTTTACACTCCAATCAGTAAACTTATCAGAAGAGTATGAGGGTGATTTCTTATATAGAAGAACTATTGTATATACATTAGATTTTACATCAAAACTAAGGTTTTATCAAGGTATACAAGACTCGGGTATTATTAAACATACTGAGATAGGTATTACAGATACTACTGTAACTCCACAGATACTCCTAGAAAAAGTTAAATCTGATGTTGATCCAGCTACCGCTTCACCAGAAGATGAATACGAAATTATAGATACTATTGACTACTTTGTAGAACATTAAATATGAATAAAGATATTGATTCTGATTATAAGTATATTAGATCATCATTATATAACCTTGCAGACAAAGGAACTGAGGGTATAGAACTCATGATGGAATTAGCACGTGAGTCTGAACATCCTAGAGCCTTTGAAGTGTTATCTAATATGATTAAAACCAACGCTGAGGTTGTTGAGTCATTAATGTCTCTTCAAAAAGAAAAATCTAAATTAGAATTAACTGAAGCCCCTACTTCTAAAGCAGAAATTACTAATAATAATGTATTTATTGGGAGTGCTACAGATCTCCAGAAACTATTAGCTGATAAGAATAACGACATTATTGAACATAAGTAGTATATCCTAAATTATGTATTATTATTATATTATTAAAGTTAAGTCTAACCTAATTAAAGTATGATGAATATTATTGAAAAATATAAAGATACATTTGATGCTTTAGAAATTATGAGAGAAATGGAGCCTAATATAATCTATATGCATTTAATATCTTTAGGTAAAAAGCTACAAGAAGATCCTTTATCAGAAGAGAAAAGA